CGGCTTGGCGATGAAGTGCTGCGCGCTTTTGTCGTTATCTGCCTTGGCCAGCGCGGCCTCTGCGGCTTCCAGTGTGCGGTGCTGTGAAACCGTCTCGGCCATGCCGGTGACGTAGCCGTTGTTCAGGATGTGCTTTTTGAGGGTGTACATTTTCGTTGCTCCGTTTGCTGCTGGTATTGCATGGCGCACCCGAGGATGCGCCATACGATATTAGCGGGCTGAGTTCAATTTGCTAGCGATCTTGTCGCCGTCTTCGGTGATGCCGATCACGTCGTCTCTGCCTCCGTGGTCGTCGGAAAACATCAGCCCCTTTTTAACCAAAGAACCAATTACGCCAGAGGCGCTTGACTTGGGGAGATTGTGCGGCTTGGTGCTGTCATTGTGCGCCCATGCCCAAACAACGTCGCCGTTGTTGCCGTAGTCGCAATTATAGACTGACACCAAAACCTTGATTTCGTTTTCTGTAAGATTGGTCATTTTCGTTGCTCCGTTTGCGTTTCGTTACCCATTATATAACACGGCCAACTAGTCGATACAACCACTAAATGACGATTGGGCGAAAATAATTGCAGGGCGGCGGCGCATGGGGTATGGTGAGGCATCACGGGTGGAAGCCTAGCTAGGTTCTGTGAAATTGGCCTCGGGGGAAAGTCTCGACAACTTCTTAATCCCCCGAGGCCAATGTACCGTGATTTTCAGTTTTTATTGCGCGCCATCATTCTCTAGGGTAGAATGCGTCATGGCATTAACGACCTTGCAAAAGTTGGGCGGTGGGGCCGGGGCGATCTTAGCGATTGCCTCGGCAGCCGCGTTGATTGGCTTCAAGGCTGATCGCCCGGCATGGTCCAGCGACTTGGTAGTGATCCGCTCCGAGTTCACCGAGGGGATCAAGTTGGCACAGGCCACGGCAGAGGATGCGCAAAGGCTATCTGTTTCCCAAGCCCTGGAATCGACCCAGTTGCAGCTATACCGTAACGCCGACAAGCAGAACACACACAAGGCGCAAGGCGAGGCCATTCCCGAGGACCTGATCAAAGAGCGCCTTGTGCTGGAACGGCGCGCCCGGCGCTTCCAAAGCAAGCTGGATAAATTGGATGGGTTGCAATGACCGTTGATGAGCTAGAAGACCGCCTGGGCAATGTATTGCTTGATGCGTTGATGCGCGGCCTAACCACCTCAGAGTGTGATGAGGCCATAATGGAAGCCCAAGCCGTTCTACGCACTATCACGGCACTGGACAACGGAACACCAACAACAGCAAGGCAGTTGAACTAATGGCAAGCCGTCCAACCACTGTTACAACACACGGGCCGGGCAAGCCTTTTCGCATGTCGCCCGAGCACCGGAATAAGATAGCAAAGTCTCAAATTCTCAGTAAGTTAATCCAAGCTGCCGAGGGGTCATATGAAATGTCTCCCACTCAAGCCATGATAGGCATTGCACTAATGAAAAAAGTGCTGCCGGATTTGTCGCACAACCAGAATGACAACACTCACGATTTAAGCGATCCTCTCAAAAAACTAGCAGCGGAGATTGCAGCACGTGGCACACGCGTCGGTGAAAATTGATGATCTGGTCGACGTATACTGGCGCCTGAACAATCTCTATCTGATTGTCGATAAGCACGGTCGGCGGGTCCAGTTCGAGATGAACGAATCTCAGGTCGAAGTTGCTCGTTCATTGCATGGCCGTGATATCATCCTGAAAGCACGCCAGCGCGGTATAACAACGCTCATGTGCATCATTGCCCTGGACGAGTGCATATTCAACGCGGACTGGTCGGCCGCTATCATTGCGCACCGCCTGACTGACGCACAGGCTATATTCGCCACCAAGGTCAAGTTTCCCTATGACAACATGCCCGAGACGCTCAAGCTGCCCACGGTCAGAGATGCAGCGGATGCACTGCACTTCAATAATAACTCCAGTCTATCGGTGACTACCAGCGCCCGGTCTGGCACGCTGCAGCGATTGCATGTGTCAGAGTTCGGCAAGATCTGTTCCCAGTTCCCCAGCAAGGCCAGAGAGATCGTGACGGGTTCGTTCCCCGCAGCAGAGAATGGCCACATCACGATTGAGAGCACCGCCGAGGGGCAAGAGGGTAAATTCTATGAGATGACCACGCAAGCCATGAGCAGCGGTGTGCGCAGCCCGAAAGACTGGCGGTTTCATTTCATTCCCTGGTACACTGATCCCGGCTATGTGGCCGATCCTTCATTGGTTATCGTCTCGCCGGATGACGAGCGGTACTTTGCCAAGGTTGAACTGGAGACCGGGGTGACGCTATCGCCTGAGCAGAAAGCGTGGTATGTTCTGACTGAGCGGGAACAAGGTGCCGACATGAAGCGGGAATACCCGGCCACGGCGGAAGAAGCATTTGAGCAGGCGATTGAGGGCGCATACTTTGAGCGCCAGATCGCCCATTCGCACAAGCAGGGCGCGATAGGTGAGTTTCCCTATGATCCTAAATACCCCGTCGACACGTTCTGGGACCTTGGACGCAATGACTTCAACGTGATCTGGCTTCACCAGCATATCCGCAACCGCAACCGGTTCATCGGCTACTACGAGAATAGCGGCGAGTACATCGCCCACTACATTCGTTGGCTTCGCGAATGGGGAAAGGATCGCGATGCCGAGTGGGGAACGCATTACTGGCCGCATGACGGAAACCGGCAGGACTTGTTCCTCGAGAATGGGCGCTTGAAGGTTGTCGAGGATATGAATTTCAAGCCCAAGATCGTTGAGCGTGTGAAAGACAAGGGCATGGCTATTGAGGCCGCCCGCAATGTATTTCCGCAGTGTGATTTCGATGAAACCGGATGCGCGCTTGGCTTGAAGCGTCTAAGGCAGTATAGGAAAGAATGGGACGATCAGCGCGGCATATGGCGCGACAATCCCCGGCACGACGACAACAGTCACGGGGCAGATGGGTTCATGACGTTTGCCACTGGCTGGAAGAACACGAAGAAGCAGGCCGCGAAAATAGAATATCCAAAGTTGGCGAACATAGCATGATGACTCCAGAAGAACTAACCGCCGCAATCTCACGCCAAATCCACCAGGCCACTGGCGCTGTGGGCGATGAGATATCTCAGGACCGTTCGGATATGTTCGAGCGCTACATGGGCGAGCAATACGGCGACGAGACAGAAAACCGCTCGAGCGTTGTGTCGTCGGACGTGGCGGACACTATCGAATGGATCATGCCGGAGTTGATGGAGATATTCACCGGCGGCGACAAGGTTGTTTCGTTCGAGCCGGAGGGGCCAGAGGATGAGGCTCTAGCCGAGCAGGAAACAGACACCGTCAACTATGTGTTCAATCGCAAGAACGACGGCTTCATGGTCTTGTATAACTTCATCAAGGATGGGCTGATCATGAAAAATGGCTACGTCAAGCGTAGCTGGGAAGTAAAAGACAAGATCACGACCGAGGAATACAATGAAGTGTCCATGTCTCAGTGGATGCAGATGCTTCAAGACTGGGAGAGCAAGGGCGTCGAAGTTGAAGTGCTGCGGCAGGAATTACTTGGCGAGGAAGATCAGGCACCGGGCGATGCCGTCGAGGACCAGGGCGAGCCGCCAGAAATGAACGGGTTCGGTGGCATGATGGGCATGTCTCAAATGTCCGAGCCTATGTTGTCGGTTGAGGTGAGGCTAACGCAAACGGTTGAGCGTGAAGTGATTGAATCCGTCCCGCCCGAGGAAATGCTTATATCGCCACGCTGGAACAAGGTTAACTTGGACACCTGCCCATTTCTGGCGCATCGCCGCTCGATGATGGTTACCGAGTTGATCGAGATGGGCTATGATGCCGAGCAGGTTAAGACGTTGCCCGACTATTACGACGACGAAATGAGCGAGGAAAAGATTGACCGGTTTTCCAGTCCCGGATCGAGCGAGTATGACCAGCGGGAAGAATCTGACGAGGCCACGCGCCGGGTTATGGTCCATGAGGTCTACATGCTCATTGACTACGACGAGGATGACCGGGCGGAGCTGCGCAAGATCATGGTGGGCGGCGCCGGGTACGAGATACTGAAATGGGCGGACAGCGGCAAAGAGGATAACGACGAGGTTGAGGTTCAGCCATTCTCCAGTTGGACGCCGGTACCCATTCCGCATCGCCACTATGGGCGCGGCGTGGCGGAACTGGTCGCGGATTTGCAGCGCATCAAAACAGTGCTGTTCCGGCAAATGCTGGATAACATCTATCTGACCAACAACCCGACGCGGGAGATTGCCGAAGGCGGCATGGGTGAGGCTACGTTGTCGGACTTGCTGCATGATCGGCCCGGCAAGATTTTGCGGACTGCGCAGCCTGGGCATTACATCGAGCATTCACCGCCCCAGTTCATGGCCCAGCTAATGCCTGCGATTGAGTACGTCGACGGGGTACGGGAAAACCGCACTGGTGTGACACGGTACAATCAGGGCTTGGACGCCAATAGCCTGAACAAGACCGCCAGCGGTATGCAGAAAATCATGAACGCCAGCATGAAGAAGTTGGCGTTGTATGCGCGCATCTTTGCCGAGAGTGGCCTGAAGCACCTGATGATGGGTATTCATGGCGACCTGCGGCGCAATGCTTCCAAGGGCATGACAATCCGGCTGCGTAATGAGTTCGTTGAAGTGGATCCCCGTTCATGGGATGATCGTAGCGACATGACGGTTAACGTCGGATCCGGCACGATTG